TCCCAGTCTTCTTTGCCGATTTTCCTCTTCCAACGTTTTAGTGTTTCCCAGGCACCTACGCGTCTTTGGAGTCCCTAACTCTTTATGGTTTGCCTCATGGGCACTTTTCTCAAGCTTTACAAGTTTTCCTTCTTGCCATCATAGTGTGGATTTGTTTGTTTTCGGTTTACCTCACGGGTACTCTTCGAGAGCTTTACAAGTTTCCTTCTTGCCAACAATTATGCTGGGTTTATAACATAGAACACGAAAATAAATAACAATTAAATAGAAAATAATAAACGAAAACAAATAACGAATAACAAATAACAATATATATATAGCAACAAAGTAATAACAATAGTAAATGGCCAAGAGTGATATACTTAGCTACCTAGTCCTTACGGCCAGGAATTACGTTAAGCAGAGCTTACACCTTTCGGCTGCCATTTACCATAGTCATTTCTTCTTATTCTTATCTTTATCTCCATCCTCTTTGTGCAAGACGACACCATAACTAATATCATTGTACTGGTCCTTATAAACAGGCACATTCGATCTTGAAGTGGTCCGTTGAGGTAGTACTATAGAATTGGTAGGCCATTTAAAATCCAGATAATTATCTGGTAAATTAGCTGTCTCAAGTCCAATAAAAGTTGGTTGCAATTGATCCGGTATCTCAGTGGTTATAGGAGTGATAGTATACTCCATTTGCCAACTGCCGGTATTATGTCGTGTGCGAAATAAGAAAGGAAATCCACTATTTGGACTTGAAAAATACTGACTGGTTTGTGCTATAGCCTCAGTTGTATAAACTATCAATTGTTCATACAAAGTTGAATCTGAGCCCTGAGCAACACCGTTAGTATACAAGCCCCTAAATGGTTTACCCACTTTGGTTAATGCATCGGATATGTCAAGAGCCCCTGAGTATACTTGCACACCATTTACAACGAGGTCCCTAAAGACTGTCGATGCTGCGGTGTTCCATAGGGTCCCTGATAAGGGTCGAGTGGCCATAGTAATTAAAAAGTTCCTAATATGTGGATTAACGAGAAAGCCAGTTATGTTGTTTGGGTTGTTGGGTAACAAGAGAGCTGGAGTAGCTCCCTCGCCGATGAAACTAGCCACCTGAGCTGGTATTCCACCGAGAATGTTTATGATACCTGATTGTGTAGTCTGTCTATTGATTGCCAAGTTTGGTGCTGTTGCTATTTGTGGTGTTTTAAATGTAACTGTGTATTCAACGTATAGTTCTCCTAAAGTTATGTTAGCTGCTCCGGTGCCCACTGTTCCTATGTAGAGGTCGCCCATATCATAAGTCTTGATATCAGTATTAGCTGGTACCTGACCAGTACGGACATATCTCTCTTTAACCATCTTGAGACGGTTGTGTTGTAAAGCAGAAATTCTAAAAGGTTGCCATGGTGCTGCTCTAACAGCTCCTTGGTAAGACATATGAGTTTGCTTACTAGTAGGGGGGGTATCGGCCGCGTCAAAGTCAATCGCCATCATAACAGTACCAGCCTGTGTAGTAGGAACCATGGGTTCATAGACATAATCCAAGCGATTAAAAGTATAAGACTCAAACCGCCCAGCAATCTGCGAGAGCCATGGGAACGATGGAGATATGCCAGGGTTGATAGCAATACCGTCAATAGTGTAAGTATTAGTAGTACGGACAATATCCTGGAGATACTCGCGATGAGTGACAACGACGTTTTGGCCACGATTCCGAATGTTCGGTTTAGTAGTCCTGTGAGTGATTTGCTTAGCGATCGGAGCGGCTGTTGCATTGCTTGGGATGTTCAATACAGCAGTTACGTTGGGAGTTCTCGCAGTTGTTCGAGTACGTCTGCGAGTACGTTTCTTTTGTTTGGTTGGCTGTTCTTTGGTTGTGGTTGTTACCACTACAGTTTTCGGCATATTTATATTATCGTTGGGTACAATTAATAAAATTAGTGCTTATGAAAGGTTTTATAGCGCGATATTATGGTTGATAGGTGGTTTTGATCCGTAGATCTTATGTACCCAGCCAATTGTGACTCAATTAGTTTTTGGTGTACCGGAGTAATACCAAAAGCAACTTCATAATCAACTCTTGTGAGCGGATCGATTGATTTTACTTCAACGTCATTACCGCTGTTAAGGGCCGGGGACTTATCAACGCAACCAAGAGGTTTGTCACCAAGATATATCATATTACAGCTAAGTTGTTGAGTGATAGGAATACCACTATTAACTGCAAGTTCGCATAAACCAATTCCTCGTGTGTATCTAGGTATTACTCCCTCAAACTTCTTATCACAGTATTGCATTCTAGAAAGGGTTCTCAATGGTTCTTTCACCATATACCAAACATACTCTCCATCACGCTTTACCCTTACGGGTTGGGCTTGACAATAAGTTATCATTCGAAAGTCATCAACTATCCTGTCACACTCGGTTTCCATATTAAAATTATTGAAATAGTCTAAATTCTTCAATTCATTTGCCTTTGAGCGCTCACAGATTAAAACAGAATCATCTCCATTTACATGAATGTAAACTTCGTGATCTTCAAGTCCTTGGTGTCGACACCATGTTCTCAGCATGGCGTAATTCATTAAAGAATTACCATCAGAAGTAGTATACTCCCCTGACATTCTCCCTCCCTTGACTTTGTAGTATAATCCGTGTGGCGTGGTTCCCCTGTTTACTAGTTGCTGATTAAGCAACCACTCTAACATCCTCGAATTGTTTAAACTCTTCCAAAACTTATGCTCTAATTCCAACAATGCACTACAATAGTGTCCATCAAATTTTGAATGGTCAAGACAGACTGCTACTGGATCAACGAATTCCTTCCACGATGTATACAGAGCGTTAGCTACCCCATAATTATCATAGACTTTAGTGAAAATGGTTTTTACCTCTTGTCCATCCCACTTATGGACGCCATTTTTCACGGACATAGAGAAAGGTAGTAATTCTCTCTTCAAACTATATAAATAGGTAAAATCCCTAAATTGAATCATCCTAGGCGGTTTACCCGCTTCGTACTTCCCAACTGGAATTTTCTCATATTTAACAAAAGCTTTCACAAGCGATTGTTTTGAAGAGAGATTTACCACCTTTGATCTAAGTTGTAGGTATGCACTTTTATAACGGCTTTTTATAGAAGATCTAGTGTTTTCGATTAAAGTTTTATGGTCAACTTTCCGAAAATGTTCAAATTGCGATGCCATAAGCACGAGCTGTTTCTCCAACAATTGTATTGCTGGGTTTCCAGGTTTATACCCCGGAATATCACCAAGTAAATGGCGTCTGCGTAGCCCATCGTACTCGTTGCACTGACAATTATTCCAATAAAACTGATCCTCCAATGGTAACCCCAAGTTAAGATGTAAATACTTGAGATAATGATTTGTGGCACACCCTTGAATGCTAGCTTGAACCTTGTATTCTTTAGTTTTAACCAAAGCCGGGACTTTAACTTCTGTGCATAAACAAGGTAGCTTCAAAGGTGCCATTAGACCGAGGCGATATTAGTCGGTGGAAACCTAACATGTGATTGGAACACATGTCTCACGCCGTTAAGCATGGGTTTCACCGGGAACAGGCGATGACCAAGATCTCCGGTCATCGCCTTATTCAACTTATCAATCGCTTGCCACTCAGTCCTATTTTTCATTCGAGCTCTGAAATCCAATTCTTCTTGATCAACAAAGAATGCTGCAGCCACTGCTGATGTTAAAACTGCATACTCGAGATACGACTCTGTTGGTAATTTCTGGCGAGTCATCCAGGCCCTAGCATCTTGTACCAAAGTTCTTATAAAATGCGGGTCTCTAGAGTGCATAAAATGTTTGCACTTCAAGTGATAAGTCAAAGCAGTGTAGACCTTCCGGGTCTTCTTATCACGTAATGCTCTTGCTTTTGCGAAGGATGGCTTGATAATATCATGCCATGATGTTTCTGCTTCTGGATCCGGTGGCGGTGTTGGCTGAGCTTCAGCACTCGTCACCCGTTGGGTTGTGTTGACCTCTATATTACTAGTAGAAAGTGTATAGTCCATATCATCATCGTCATCTGGCTTATCCTCTAGTGTGTCTTGTAAAGCCTCAAATCGGTTACTGATTGTATCAGCAGCTCGATTCATAGCAGTAGTAGATTCACTATCCAAACCTTGTCTATCTAGAGTGTCCTGCAAAGCTTCGGACCGGTCACCGATTGCATCAGCGGCGCGATTCATGGCAGCAGTAGACTCGCTGTTAAACTCTTTGAGTGGCGATTCCTTGGGTCTATAAGGTTTCCTAATAGTTTTGGTTATTACTGATCCTTTACGCCTTAGGTAACCCATGACGTTGGCAGATTTTGAAATGCGTTTTTTGATCGGTAAATTCCCAAAAATAGTGTCATCCATGTGTGATTCCTGTTGATTGTTCTTAACGTCGAATGCTGTTCTTTTAACGTAATCATTTGTATTAACTCTACTATCTACGAACCCTACTGGTACGAAATCGTTAGATATCTTAGGGTAGGTTTCTTCTCCTGGCAGAGCTTCAAATAGTTTGGCATTGTCTATGTACTCCGCTCGTTTCGCAACGACATAATTAAGCGTATCGATTTTCCTCTTTTCCTCTTTAGAGCGGTCAATAAAGCCCTGATCTGTAGAGGGGTAAAGTGGGGGTAACTTACGCTTCTCTTCCGGTGTAAGACAAACATTTCTGATTACTATACAATTTGTAACATCATTTCTTTCGCTGGTCAATCGCTTTGTGGTTGTAGCATAGTCCGGTCCAACGCCAGTCCCGGCCATATTAGATCCTAAAGAACCTTCCATGGTTGTATGTCTAGTATAACTTACTGGTTTTTAAACTGTGAATCCTTCAGCTTCTTAGTCTATTATCAAGTTTTCTCCTAAGAATTATGGCCGTAATGTTGGGCATTACGTAGTTAATGACTACTTGTACGATTTGGTCGTCAATCAAATCGGCTAACGTATGTGGCTTTAGGTTTACCCCCTTCTCCTCATTATTCATTGCTCAAGTACAATGGATGGGTCAGATGTACCCGTTTGGGCTTTAGTCGTTAAACTTTCTCCCAGTAAGTTATTCACTGATAATGCAGA